TTACTTTTTCTCATAGTTTTTTTTATTTAATTTATAAGACCACAATTTACCATAAAGTTGAGGATATCTATTTTTTAAAACCTCAACAATGATCTCAAATTCTTTTTCTGTAATAGGCAATTCCATCAAGTAAAAAATGCATCTAGGTTTGTAGTCTTTTCTATTCTCCAACCAATAGAATCTAAAATATTTTTTAGTGGTTCTAAAAAAGCCTTTTCAAATTGTAGTTCATAATCAATGTATCTGTCAAGATTCAACTCTTTAGGAAACTCTTGGATAAAAGAAATTACATTTTCATGAATACTATTTGGTTTTTTTAGATATATAAATTTAATTTTTTCTCCATTTTGAATTAAAGAATACTTATTTGATAATTTATTCTGTTTAATATAATAGTTGAATAGTAATGCTCCACGAACATGGATTGGAGTTCCTTTCAAATATATTGTCGAAGAAGAAAAATATTTTTGAACGTCTGAAACAGAACGAGGGAATGAAATTTCTTCAGGAGAGAGTTTTTTGAACTTAGTCTTACATTCACTAATAAAATCTATAACATTATCTTCTGTGCCACTCATCATTAGTTTAAGTGCATCTTTAATCATTTTACGACAAGGTGCTGGAGTTGAAGATTTGATTGCTTCAATTCCCATGATTTTTAGTTTAGGTTCTTCATATCGAACTCCCTCACTATCCCACACATTAAGAATGTATCGTTTCTTAGCAGTCCAAATTCCACGATCAGCAATATTCTCTCGTTTCATCTGCATTTTTTGGTCATAGGCATTCACATAGTCGGCCAATTCTTGGTATGAATTTTCAATATACTTTTCAAGTTCCAATGAAGCGACCTTATCAAGGAACGAAACAATGCTTTCAGTAGTTTTCTCTCTTCCCTTGAATACAGTTTCAACCAAAGGACCCATATTAAGATAAATGGAATCAGTATCTGAAGCAATAACATAATCCTCACCTTCAGTTTTTAAAATTCTGTTTAAATATGAATTCATTTTACCTTCAATCCAACGGATTGAGACCTGTCCACTAAGAGTAATTGCTTCTGCATTCTCAAGTTTATAGTAACGAAAGTACTGATTTCCAATGGCCCCATAGGCAGAGTTAAGTGAAATTTTCTTTGCCATTTGGATATTATTAAACCTTGCAATTTCCTTCTCTAATTGTTTAGTAGGATTCTTTTCATACTCCTTTTTTGCCTGGATCATTTTTTTCTTATAGATAACTCGGTCTCCATACATTTTTTCCATTAACTCTGGAAGAAATCCCCGAATATCCTTCCTATACATTGCACCATTTGCACATACCGCATAGTCCTTATACATCTCAAAATTTATAGACTGATTGAGAATCTTATCGACCGAAACTGTGGGATGCCTTTCATCCATAATTGTTTCTGGTGAAATATTATATTGCATAATCAAGTGTGGATACAGTGAGTTAAGGTCAAAGTTCACAACCCAATCATACTTACCTGGAATTGGTTCCTTCACATATGCTCCAGCATACTTTTCATTCTTCTGAGATTTATTCTTTGGTGGAATAACAATATTGCGCTTCTTGAGATAATTGTAAATAATGTTATCCCACATACGAACTTGGTAGAAAACGTCCGCAAAATTTACTTTAGCATCATATGCCATAGTAATAGCAAGTTCAATCAACTTCATTTTATCTTCAAGTTGATCAACAAGTTCTACGTCCCGAATATTATACTCAATAAACTTTTGCCAATCTTTAGTATAAAAATCTTTAAAGGTATCATATTCAGAGTGATCAAGTTTTTTTACTCCCAATTCAACTTCTGTAATATAATCCAATCTATAAGATTCCTGAGCCTTATAAGTAAACTTTTTATAAAGATCTAGATAGTCCAATTGAGTAACGCCACCAACATCAAAGTTGGTGTGCTTTCTTCCATTAATATAAACTTCCCCCTCAGTAACTAATCCCCAAGGAGACAGTCTTTTCATCAACTTTTCACCAAGAACTCTATTAATTCTCTTGGCAATATAAGGAATATCATATAGTTGAATATTCCAACCAGTAATTACTTCGGGAGTAAATTCAATCCAGTAATTAATAAATGAATTCAATAAGTTATACTCAGAATCACAATAATTATAAGTAACATCTTTTCTTTTATTTGAAAAAGGTTTTACACCCCAAGTAATAATATGTTTACTAGAATAATCCTGAATTGTGATAGAAAGTATTTCTTCAGAGCAGGATTCTACGTCAGGGAATCCTTCTTCAGAAGCAACCTCAATATCAAGAGTAATTAATTTTATTTTGTTAATATCAAACTTTATTTCATCTTCTGGGTACTTGTCAGAAATATACTGATAGATATACCTATCATTACCATATATCTTAAAACCTTCTACTCCATCATATTTACTATAAAATTCTCTACAATCTTTTACTGTCCCTGGTTTAATTGGGTCTACAGAATCACCTTCTAAAGTTTGATATTTCGACTCCTTTTTTGTAGGAACATATAGAGTTGGATTAAATTTATCCCTTATCATAAAATTGTTTCCATTTTCGTATCCACGAACAAGAAACTGATCGCCAATCAATTGAACATTAGTATAGAATCTCATTTATCGAAATAGTGTAGAGGGATTGATTTATAAAGGTACCAATATTACTTAAACATGCCCAAATACAATTCTTTTATTTTTTGATTTGGTATCATCAAAGTAATAATTTTATCAGAATGTATTTTAAATGATTGTTGAGTGGAATATTCTATTAACCAGGGTTGTATTGTTTTATCTGGCATTATTTGGTAAGGATCTTTAAGTAAACAATCTGGTTCTCCAAGTTCTGTCGATAGTTCCTCAATTTGAGCAATTAGCGTTGTGCCATTAGCAAGCAACAAAGCAAAAATATTAGATTCATCCATTTCTAATAACATCCTTTTCGTACATTTCTGTTAGTTTATCAATTGGATCTAAAATAGTAATGACAGAATCCAAAGAAACTGGAATTTTATCATTTTTACTCAGAGGTATCCAAGAGGATAATTTAATTTCCAATGAAGAATTTGTTTCTGCTGAGGTTGGTTTTTTAATACCAATCAAACAAGGTTTAATAAAAAAATATCCAACAACTCTTTGATTTCCTTCATCCCCAAGAACCATTTCTTGAATGTCGGATATAATCTGTTCTCCAGATTTCATTAATGCAATTTTTATAGACATTTTGTTCTCATTACCCCTGATTATTTTAGCAAGAAAAAAGGGGGAAGTCAACTGGATTTTGCCAGTCGTTCCCCTGCGCCGACGATATTCAATTCTATTTATTCCCCTCCATCACCACCATCACCACCAGCACTTGAACGACTTCTTACTGGAACTGCCTTTTCTTTTGGAATTTGTTTTGATCTTCCTCCAGAATAGACAGTGTGTGGAACCGCGTTCTTATACGCAATTGTTTTGAATTCGTCGAATGATTTCATTTTTTATTTTTATTTAGAGGTAATCTTTCCTCCTGTGATGCTCAGGAACAATCCTACCAAGAGTGATTGTCAGAAGACCATCCTCAAAATCAACTGATCTAACTTCCGTATCATCGGAAAGTGTCCATGCTCTTTTAAAACTCCGTTGAGCCAAACCTTTGTGAAGATAATTGGACTCCGTTTCTTTATCCTCCTTCTGACCTTCTACAAAGAGTTTTCCGTCTTGCGTATAAACATATACCTCCTTCTTTTTAAATCCTGCAAGAGCAAGTTCTAGTCGGGATTCTACATTATTTACCTGAACTAAGTTATATGGAGGATAGTTAGTGGTAGTTTCATGGAGATGGAAAATGCGATCAAAATATTCATCCATTCCAATACTATACTTGTTAATTCTTTCCATTAATGCAGGAAGATCCGCAGCAGTATAACGTGCAAGGTTAGTCATTATGGTAGCTCCTTTTTAAAGCGAGTTTGTGTTGTGTGGACCCTTTCGGCATCCATTACTAATTATACAAGAAACGAAAAAAAGAGGTATCGGTAAAACCGAACCTCTTTTTAGGGTGTTCCGACTTTTGTAGAGACCGCACGAAAGGTCTCAGTCTTATTTATTCTGCTTCTACAGATTTTGCCTTTTTACCAATATTATATTTTTGCTCAAGAATCCAATCACCCTTATCCTTATAGGAAAGTACTTTGATTTGATTGAGTGGTGCAATATCAATTACAGAGTCTGGTTTTACTACCGTAATAAGTCCCCAATCAGCAAGAAGTCTTACAATTCTATTACGTCTTTGAATATCATTAACAGTAAGGTTTGCGTGCTTTCCGTCAAGAGCAAAAAGTTCTTTGAAGTGAACAATATAATATCTACCTTGCTTATGAAGAATGTGGCAAGATTGGTAAAGTTTTTTCTCCTTTCTCGATGCAACTCCGATACGTGTCAAAGTTTCATTGATCCTGAGACCAATGAACTTCAGGTTCTACTGTATTTGTTGCAGTAGTCATTTTTTTCCTCCAATATCAAGTCTTTGTTTAATAAAAGCAATTTGTTCTTTCGATAAGATTTTTAGAGCTTGCAATGCTTTTTCATTACTATATCCATAGTAACTTTTAATACATTCTAAGTCTGTAACTTTATCTTTTCGGAGCCAGGGAGAAAATCTCTTCTTTTTCCTAAGACTATTTAGATAAAATGAATATTGCATGTCTTTATCTAAGCGACAATTAATATTCATCTCATTTGCATACATGATGCAATCAATATGTCCAGACAAACATTTATTGACAATATATGGAGGATACTCACCAATATCTTCTGACAAATCCTCTTTCGTAAAATTTACCGAATTCAACCAGTCCTTCAATTCCATAACAAATCTTTATTATAATTAAACAACAAAAGTTCTTTTCTTTCTTTTTGCTCTCTCATATATTCACCAACAGAACGCATTGTGTAAGTCAAATCAAACTCACCCGTCTTCCATTTCTTGTTCTTGAATCGATCTTTAACCAGTTGATCGGAGTTATAACTTATTAGTTGATGCATATAACAAGCGTCACAATCAGCAGCAAACTTATCGTGATCAAATCCTTTGTGCATTGATCCCTTACGCCCATAGAGATTATCCTTAATATCATAAGGAGGATCAAGATACATAAAAGCACCCATGTTTCCATCCATCAGATAATCATAGGAGTAATTAGTTATACGCCAGTTTGCAATCAACGCAGAATACGCAGGCAACTTTTCGATCCCCCGCAAACTGAAGTTGGAATTGGACGCTTGCTGAGAAAATGATGAACTCTCTGTGAGACCACTGAAACTGCACTTATTGACAACATAGAAAGCCACAGCACGGTCAATGCTAGGCAAACTTTGGTCATTAACATGCTCCTTTGATTTGAGAAACAATTCTTTCGCTAAATCTGGAGTGTTGTAAGCAAGTTTACAA